GATCTCAAAGAGAAAGCGATGATATTAGTAGAAGCGTTAGAGACCGCTGACGTATACGAAGAGAAGTGGTGGAGTGATGATGTGCGTAAAGAGAAAGGAATGGGTGAAAATTACACCTACCACGTGTATCCGAATGACGCCCACTTTGGGATGAGGATTTTGAGTGACACACATTATCAAATGGCTAAGTTAGCCGGTAAACCACAGGAGAAATGAAATGAAACTTGGAAAGTTAGAGTATTCAGTGGGTGCAGAAGAAGGGAGAGTGAAAATAAATTGGAAGGACATGCCCACGGATGTAGTTCTATTAGACATATTGAAAGATTGGATTTGTGAGTTAGAAGGTATTTACGAAACTAAGCATCAGGAAATTTTTTACAAAGGGGAATCAAAATGAGTATTAGTGCATCAGCAGTATTAGTAGAGTTGAACATCAGCGTTTGGCCTGCCGCAAAGATTGATCGTGAAATCACGAGCCAAGTAAATGCGAACGCATCAGCGCACAAAGACGCATCGCAGACCAAGAAGAATCTGTTTGCGGGTACAAGCCTACGAGCAGACATTGAGAAGTTCGCCGCAAGAGTGCGACTCTACAACAACCAACACACCTTACCTTGGGCTGACAAGGGTGAGCGCATGTTGCCGACTAAGTTGTTCATGGACTACAAGCAAACCATGAATGGATACGAGCGTACGTTCAACATGTTGTGCGATAACTTCTTTGATGAGTACGAGCGACTGGTTGAAGAGGCGAAGATCAACTTGGGTTCTATGTACAAAGCAGAGGACTACCCCGACCTAACAGATGTTAGGAAGAAGTTCAGCTTTAGACGTAGCGTGAAGCCTTTGCCCGAGGCTGGTGACTTTCGCTTGGACATACCCGCGCATGACTTAGCGGAGATGAGATCAGCGTACGAAGTTCAGTATTCGGAGAAGCTGGCCGAAGCGATGCGCACACCATGGGAACGCCTGCATGAAGTTCTCTTGGGTATGTCCAAGAAGTTGGAAGATACAGGTGACGGGAAGAAGCGTTATCACGACTCATTGATTAGCAACCCATTGGAGTTGTGTGAGTTGCTGACGAAGCTGAACGTGACTAACGACCCAAAGTTGGAGGATGCACGTAGGCAAGTAGAGCTAGCCATGCTCGGAGCTGACATTGAAGAAGTCAAAGAGGATGCGTTGGTGCGTGAGAATCTAAAGTCCAAGGTCGATGCGATCTTGGGTAAGTTCGAGTGGTAATAACATTTGTTAGGAGTAATGAACATGAGTATGAATACATTGAGTTTGAGCAACGTAGTCGTTAGTGAAGAATTGCAGAAGTCTATGAGCAAGGAAGGTATGAAGATGGAGAGCGTGTATGGGATGCTTGACCCTGTGGTTAGCCGACTGGCTTCATTAAATCCACTGTGGACTTTCGTTATCACTAGCAGTGGTCATGGTACAGGCAACAACCGAATAGCTATGGGGTTCTCGGTCAAGCTAGATGGTGAAGAGCTAGGCACTATCGGGCTGAGCTACATGGGCGCACGCGGGCGTGTTATCTCTATTTGTAACGATCGTATTGGTAAGGGCAGGCAACGCTCGGACTCGTATCGCACTGTGGATGCAGACAAAGCTATCCTCATGGCGAAGAAGATGTTTGGCAAGATGAATCCCAACGAGCGTATACAGAAGGCTAAGGATGCGGCAGAACGTGTAGTGTCTCGAGCAAGCTGGAGTAAAGAGCGTGAGCGTACGCAACACCAAAGCCTTGTCAAGAATGAGATGTTGGCGTGGGTCGAGACTAAGGGGCATGCTATGTTCTTGGAATACCTAAAAACAGAAGCTATACCCTCGCTCAAGCACAAAGTTACTACTTCTATGGAGAAGGTAGAGTTACTCGACACCGAGATGAAGACTATCGAGAAAGTGCAAGAGGACTTTAGTAATAATAAGACTGCATTGGTGGTTAAAGACTTGGGTAAATACCTAGTGAAGATAGGTGACAACGTGGAACTATACGATGATAATACGCTCCCCTTAGATATGCGTATGAAGATGGGTATGCTTAAACTTGTGGAAGATGAGGAGTATCTTACTGACGTAGGTTGCCGAGTGACGAGTGAGATATTTGTTTTGTTGGTCGATGAGCTAACAAATGTTAGCGAAGGAGTATGAGATGAAAGAATTGAAATATAGCTCAAGAGCTATCCCCCTGCGGGGGTGTAACGACCCCAAGTTTAAATGGGTGAGTGCCGCATCTACCGATGTACGTAGAACATTTCGTAAGGCACGCTTGCTTATACGTATCACCAAGGGGGCAGCGTATGAAAGCCGTACTTGAATACACGTATCCACAAGACGAAGGCAAGCTCAAGCATGCGTTACGAGGTGAAGAGTATTACCTTGCGTTGGTTGATCTTGATAGGATGTTGTCGAGTGTACAAGCCGAGACGAATAGTGCTGAGGTAATAAAGAAAGCTAGGTATTTTATAGATGAGGTACTAGACGAATGAAATGCCCCTTATGCAACGCCCCAACAGATATTAAAGAAACACGAGTAACTGATAAGGGGTACGTTAGGCGTAGGGAGTGTTTTAACAACCACACATTCAAGACTGTGGAAACAGTATTGACTGAGCCAAAAGAAAAGAGGAGTAAGTATGACAGGAATTGAATATCTAAAACCGGAACAACAAAAGAAAGGGCGGGGGCTTGGTAAGAAACCCGCGCTGTTCTGTACGAGCTTGCGTCTACCAAAGGAGGTGATGGATTACTTCAACACCAACTACGCGTATACAAAGCAAGCCAAGATGAGAGAAGTTCTTACCGAGTACGTTAACAATCAAACTAAGGAAACATCATGATTCAATTAGCAACAATACCAAAAGTAACCAAGTCAGCACAAATCCGTAACTACGTTGCGGCAAACCCAAAAGCTAAATCAGCAAAGGTAGCCGAGGCGGTAGGTGTAACCCCTGCGTATGTAGCCACAGTAATGTGGAACGCAAAGAAGAAAGCCATAGGTGGTATGAAGAAGAAAAAGGCTATGACAGATAAGTCTAACTGGAAAACAATTGCGTTAGCTTCATCGGGTATTCCGTTTTATCGGGACTCGGTTACGGATATGACAACCAAACGTATGGGGCAACTTGCGTATGAAGCGGGTGTAGCAAGAGCGAAGATACGTATGCAGTCTGCGGAGGGCGACCGCCAGATCGAAATGTTTGAGCCAAAAGCCGACCCGGTCAACAACCCTGCTCATTACACAGTAGGTGGAATAGAGACGATCGACTTCATCGAAGCTAAGAAGCTCGGGTACAACCTCGGCAATGTGATTAAGTATCTGACTCGCGCCGACCACAAAGGCAACAAGCTCGAAGACTTACGCAAAGCACAATGGTATTTAGCACGTGAGATCAATTCGCTCAAGTGACACCTAACAAATGTTAGAACTAAGCCCGCCTAGTGCGGGCTTTTTTTGTCTGCACTATTGACAAAGTAAAAAGTTGTGCTATTATTCAGTTTGAAAACAACTGGAGTGTTAGATGGCAACCACACCCGAAGCCAAGGTCAAAGCAAAGATCAAGGCAATCCTCAAAGCCCACAACGTCTACTACGCCATGCCTATCGGTACTGGCTACGGCAACAGTGGCGTCCCCGACTTTCTCTGTTGCGTGAACGGCAAGTTCCTAGCGATCGAAGCCAAGGCTGGCAAGGGACAAGCGACCGCGCTACAACTAAAGAATATGCAAGCGATCAACGCGGCTGGCGGCTACACGTGCATCATCAACGAGACCAACCTCGAAAACCTAACAAATGTTATATCGGAGTGCATGCAGTGAATATATTAACGATCGACTTCGAGACATATTATTCCCGTGAGTTCTCCCTAACAAAAGTTACCACTGAGGAATACGTTCGTAGCCCTGAGTTCGAAACTATTGGCGTAGCAGTACAGGTCAACGATGGTGAGCCCGAGTGGTTCAGCGGTGATGGTGAAGCCATGCACCAGTTCCTCAGTCAATACGATTGGGCAAACTCTTTGGCACTTGCGCACAACGCTCCGTTCGATGGCGCGATTTTGAATTGGGTATACGGACTCAGCCCCAAAGGTTGGCTTGATACTTTATCTATGGGTAGAGCCCTGCATGGTACGCAAGTAGGCGGTAGCTTGAAGGTGCTGGCTAATTACTATGGCCTTGGCGAAAAGGGAACCGAAGTTGAGAACGCCTTGGGTCTTCGCCGAGCCGACTTCAGCCCCGCACAGTTAGAACGCTATGGTGAGTATTGCAAGAATGACGTTGCACTTACGTGGGAATTGTTTGGGGCAATGAGCAAAGGCTTTCCATCTATTGAGTTGCGTCTGATTGATTTGACTGTGCGCATGTTTACCGAGCCTGTATTGCAGTTAGATAGGGATTTGTTAGATGAACATTTAGCCACTGAACAAAAACGGAAAGAAACGTTTTTAAAATACTACGCTAAAGATGACTTGATGAGCAACCAAAGGTTTGCCGAATTACTATCAGATTGTTTAGTAGCGCCACCAATGAAGACAAGTCCCGCAACAGGCAAACAGACTTATGCTTTTTCTAAAACAGACGAAGCGTTCAAAGCACTACTTGAACATGACAACCCCGCAGTCCAAGCTTTAGTTGCTGCGCGTTTAGGTACTAAGTCTACGATAGAAGAAACAAGAACTGAAAGATTTATTGGTATTGCCAGTCGTGGTGCATTGCCTGTACCCCTACGCTACTATGCGGCACACACTGGTCGTTGGGGCGGGGACGACAAACTCAACTTACAGAACCTACAACGCACATCCCCGCTGAAGAAGGCAATCATTGCCCCGGACGGATACATGATGATTGATTCAGACTCATCACAAATTGAAGCACGTACGCTAGCATGGCTTGCGGAACAAGACGACTTAGTAGAGGCATTTGATCGTGGCGAAGACGTATACAAAATCATGGCATCTGCTATCTATGGCAAGGATATGTCAGAAATTACGAAGGACGAAAGGTTCGTTGGTAAGACTACTATCCTCGGATGCGGGTACGGCATGGGTGCGGCGAAGTTCCAAGCGCAACTTAAAAACTTTAATGTGGCGATTGAAGTGGAAGAAGCGAAAAGGATTATCGACACGTACCGCGCAACGTATCCGAAAATTACTGAGCTATGGAAGTCTGCGGCGACAGCCCTAAAAGCCATACTTCAGAACCAACAGACTACGTTAGGCCGAACCGGTATTTTAAAGATTGAGGGAAGCGATGGCATCCTACTGCCCAACAACCTGTACTTGCGTTACCCCAACTTGCGTGTAGTAGAGAACGAAGAAGGCAAGTCCGAGCTGGTGTATGACACCAAGAAGGGCAAAGCAATTATCCCTAACCGAATCTACGGCGGGAAGGTAATCGAGAACGTGTGTCAAGCCTTGGCGCGTATCGTGATTGGTGAGCAGATGCTCATGGTTGCGAAGAAGTACCGAGTCGTTATGACTGTGCATGATGCCATCGCTTGTATTGCGCCGACCGAGCACGTCGAAGCCGCTAAAGAGTACGTTGAGATGTGCATGCGTACACGCCCAGATTGGGGCATGGAGTTACCACTTAACTGCGAAGCAGGATACGGAGAGAGCTATGGCGACTGTTAAGAAGGTGTGGCCTTTCCCCCCATTCCCAAACCCCAAGGACAAGGGCAACCGAGTCCCTAAGTTCAACCCTGACAACCACGAGGATGCGCCATTATGATTATTAAACGTGCTATTGCTGTTGAAAGCCTCACTAAAGTTTGTGAGGAAAGTTTAAGTCTCATCAAACAGTTGATTGATGCCGACAACGAGGTGTATTCCAAAGGATACGAGGATGGCATGGCGGCTCAGGCTCAGGTGCAAAAGACTTTAAGACCATGGGTAGGGCTGACGGATGAGGAGCGAGACTACTTTACTTACATAGACGAAAGAGATAAAGCCCGATTTCGCAAGTACTTTGATTACATAGAAGCCAAACTCAAGGAGAAGAATACATGAGTTATATCGTGGCATCGCTACCGCCCCTTAAATGTTTTGTTCGTAAAGAGTTCCTTTACAACTTTCAAAAGGGTCATGGCGAGTTGGAGCCTGCGGTCTGGGTCAGCCTCAAGGCTTTGCGTGGTCAGGTGTTTCGTATTGAATCATTGCTTCCCGCCTACGGTGCGCTGTATGACAAACTGCCTATTCATGCATATGTGTGGCACACAGACGCAACGCTATCAGGAAATTTGCCAGTAGATACTCTGCAACTGTGGGACTGCATGGGCTACCGCTTCACAATCATTGAAAAGATTGGCTTGCGTAACCTTGGTGTGAAGTTCTTGGGTAAAGACAGGGAGTGGCACTTTGGTCGCTATCTATTTACTGTGGACTTCTGCGCTGAAGGTATGGACTTAGACACTGGGTTTACTGAACAGGCCGAAGAGCATAAGTCTTTTAATTGGATTGCCCTTGATAACGGACAGTTTGCTTGTCAGCCAAACAATCGATGCTTGTGGTACGACCAAAGTTTAATTCCTGCTGAAACAAAGTTTCCTGACTTTCAAGCCGCTAAATCTTTATGGACTGTAGACGGCACTCGCAAGTGGTCAGCGGGTGATGATTGGTTTTACGACATAAAGGAGAAGAACACATGATTAAGTACGACGGGTATGATGAAGCTATTTTAGGCCCAGCGTACATTTGGCGTGACGGTACTCACGTATCCGTATTGGTGTACGACGCTGAAAAGATACGAGATATTCTCATGAAGCGTGATGGTATGTCGCACGAAGACGCACGTGAGTTTATTGAATACAACATCGAAGGCGGCTACTTAGGGATTGAAACACCTGTGCTAGTTTGGCCTAACGACATTTGGGATTGGGAAGAGTAATGAGTATTGTCTGGTCATTCAGTAGCCTGAAAACATTTCAGCAGTGCCCTAAGAAGTACTACCACACCAAGATAGCTAGGGACGTTGTTGAACCTGATACACAGGCAACACTGTATGGAAAGACAGCTCACACTGTGGCGGAGGAATACATCCGTGATGGAACCCAGATCCCAGAGCAGTTTGCTTATATGCAAGCAACACTAGACGTCTTAAAAGAGATTCCCGGAGAGAAGTTATGCGAAGTAAAACTTGGGTTGACGAAGAACTTAGAGTCGTGCGACTTCGATGCTCCGAATGTATGGTGGCATGGGGTAGCGGATTTGGTGATTATCAATCGGACTACGGGAACGGCACACTCCATAGACTACAAGACAAGCAAGAGTGCGAGATATGCGGACGTGAAGCA